CACACTTCATCCCACGCCACCCCGGAAGATTTTTGGGATCAATCTCCCAGTGCGATAAACTGCCCATGTGACGACAGAAAAGCTGATGCACTCGCCTCTTCAGAAGTTGCAGCATGATAACCTCCTGTTGACATTATAACACATTGGTCGTGTCTTTTACATGTAACCAGACATTGCTACGATGATTGCAGAGGTAACAAATGAACGAACAACCGGTAGTATCGTGGGAGACACCGTATGTCTATATACAACTGGAAGATGTACCCAATATTTGGGTCAAACGATGTGGTGTGTATTTCACCGGAGCTGACAAGAAGTCATTCAAAACAGATCCCCCTCTGTATCAGCTGGAAGCAGTCTACGAGGAGGTCTCGGAAGGAACAGAGGATTCTGAAAAGATAACAATGTTCGATGCTGAGAACTTCAAGCCAAAAGAGCAATGGTTCAGAAAACTGCCAAGCAAAGGCAATGCATTTGAAGACCGAGGCGAGCAGATCGGTGGTGCCCGGAAAGACTAATGGAAGGCCTGAAAATCATACGTGACCAGTACAGAAACGAGTACATCTATTTTGACTGTTGCTGTTCAACGCCTGAGCATACAATTCGATTCATTCGTGATCCAGAAGAAGGAACAGTCTGGATGGAAGTTCATTTGTACAAATGGCGATCATTTTTCAAGAGGGCCTGGGTTGCGATCAAGTATGCATTTGGATACCGTTGTAGATTCGGTCATTGGGATACAGTTGAGATTCACCCGGCAGACGCTCATCGAATGATTGCAATGATGGAACGGGTGATTAGCGACATTGACGGAAAGCCAAACCTACGAGTTGTGGCAGGAGAAAAAGATGACAAGGAATAAAGAGAAAGAAACCACGCTACGATTTTTATAACAGATTGTGATTTTTGTCAAACCGTCAAAGTAGCCGCCATTCACATTCATGGAATGGAGATATTTCAGTAATCGAGATGGTTTCTGTTTCTGTTGATACTTATACATCAACAACTAGTGAGGAAACACATGAGTCAAGATAGAAAGACAACCAAAGCAGCCAAGAAAACTAGGGCGCCCAGAGATTCTAAGACACGAAAGAAACCTTCTTTTTCTCCGTTCTCCAGGTCAAGGCCAGACAAGAAAGAGGAGGAGGAGGTCATTCCGGTGGAATTGCCTAAGTCGATTCCGCCACCCCCGCCCCCTGCAAAACCGAAACCTGTCGAGAAGTCAGATGTATCTCGGGATGATAAGATCAAAGCCCTTCTGTCAGACCTGATGTTCAACGGCTTTTTCACCCTGTCTCGAAGAGAGGCGCTCCGAATTGCAGTTGCAATGGTCGATGTCGGCGCTTTGTCGCTACTGAAGATGAAAGAGTACTTTACTCCTCGTGAGCGCCAGAAGATGGCCGAGGATCTGGCCGCGAAACACAATCTAAAAATGTAAAATACTTTTGCTCCTCTCCTGGTTGGTTGAAATTGTTGTCGATGCTTAGACAAGCAGAAACACGAAAAGTTCTCGCAATTTCTGACCAAACATAGGAGAAAGACATGTCAAAAACCACTATAAGTAATTCAAAGGGCATCGTTGAGGGACCCGGATCTGGTGTATCATTCACAGACGGCGTTACTTTTACTACACTTCCCAAAGCAACACTGCAGGCCAAAACAGCCGCAGCAACCTTGACCGAGCCCGGCGTATACACAGTATCCGGTTCGGCCGCCATGGCATTGACAATGCCCTTGGCTAGCGCAGTTCCTGGCGGAATTTTCACCTTGCGGGCACTTTCGGCTGATGCTCATCACTTTACCGGATCAGCAGAAACATCTGGAACACGTGTTTTCACACAAGCAGTATCCGGATCGGAAGTGGCAGAATCGGGTAGCGATCTTGCTGTTGCCGCCGGTGTTGGCAATTCAGTAACCGTCTATAGTGATGGAGTAAACTTCTGCATCCTAACATCAAGTGGTTCTTTGACTATCTCTGGTGACTAAACTTCTCTGTGGTTTACAAGCAGGTCTGGACTTCCGGGCCTGTTTGATTTTAAGCGTCATTTGGAAGAAAGCAAGATACTTATACCGGCAACTAACAGGAAGCTAACCGGAAAACAAGATGATGGATAGAAAAGAAGAGTTTAGTACTACACAGAGATATGAAAAGCTTCGAAAGATGCTTGTGGGCATTGATCAGAGAGAAGATCAAAAATGTCAAAAGGCCAATTCGTTTGACAGAATTGTTGAAATCTTAAGCTTGCCCGGCCTCGACGTGGAAGAAAAAATCTTCAAGATCAAAAAAGTTGCTTTAACCTTCTATGAGGACAAAAATGTCTGATGAACAGAAAACTAAAGGTCAGAGCAGCTGGAACGAGTATTCGAAGCTGGTTCTGAAAGAGCTGGAGACTTTAGCCACAGGAATTGATGGGCTTACTAACGAGGTAAAAACTATCAAAGAAGGAATGGCTCGCATAGAATCCAGAGAGACGAAGATCGAAGAGCATCAAGCATGGAAGGGAAAAGTTGATGAGGTCTTCTCACCCACACAAATGAAAGCTCTTGTTGATAAGGTAACAGAGCATGAGATTTTCAAGACGCGTGCAGTTACCGTTTTTGCCGTTGTCCAGTTCTTGATGGCATCCGCAATTCTTGTACAGAAGTTTCTTTAAGTCGCTGTTGCATCTGACCCGATATTTAGAGTCAGGGTAACAACCATGACAATTTTTCTCAACACATTAGGTCCTACTCCGTTTGGACTGTTTGATACCGACACCGACTTCCAGGTTGAAGCCGACGGAATGGTAACATTTGTCAAAAGAAAGCTGGGTGATGATGTTCTAAGTGTTGAGCTAACCAAGAAGATGATCTGGGCTTGCTTTGAAGAGTCTTTGTGTGAGTATGGAAAAATTGTCAATGAGTACCAAGCCAAAAGTCAGCTCACTAACTTTTTGGGGATTTCAACAGGATCTCTAGAAGGAAGTGAACAAAAGTATTCACGCGAGTCCCTGGAGTTCTTCCTCAGAAAAGCTGAGCCTTACTCACAAGCCGCCGGCCTGGGCGGATCTTACAATTCCGTTTCCGGATCGATTAACTTAGTAAAGAACCAACAGGACTACAACATATATGAGACACTGAAAGACGGAGATGGAAATCTGATCTTTAGCAGCAGTCTCAATAGTCTTGGTGGCAAGATGAAGATCATGGAAGTTTTCCATTTCAGCCCACATGCGGCTTACAGGTTCTTTGATGCATCATCTGCTGTCAACTATCTCAACAATGAGTTTTCGTTTGAGTCGTTTACACCCGAGACTGTCTTTTATGTTCTTCCGGTCTTTGAGGATATCTTGCGTGGTGGACAGTTGGATCTTTCAAATCGAGTTCGTAGATCAAACTACACCTACAAGATTTCTGGCCAAAACATTCGAGTCTACCCGACTCCAACACAGTCGGATCCCAAAAATCTTTGGATGCGGGTTCAGTTTGCCCCAGATCCGTTAAATCCGGATGTCGCTGATCCTTCGATTTATGGAACCTCCAACATGTCAAACATTCCGTTTGGAAACCTCCAGTTTTCCAGAATCAACTCAATCGGGCGCCAATGGGCTCGACAATACTGTCTGGCCCTGTGTAAGGAATTGTTGGGACTCATTAGAACGAAGTTCACATCGGTTCCAATCCCAGGTGGGGATTTAACACTCAACGGGTCTGATTTAATATCGAACGGCCGAGAAGATAAAGAAAAGCTGGTCACATCGCTTCGTGAAATGCTCGAATCTACAACGTATGAGAAGCTGATCGAACAAGAGGCTGCAGCCGTTGATAATCTGCAGAAGGTGCTACGTAGCATTCCAATTCCCAACGGCAAGGCGATTTTCATAGGGTGATGACTAATGGCTAGACTTTTTCTAACACCCCGCGAGATTGACTACATCAATGACCTGAGCAAGGAATTGATCAAGGATGTTGTGGGCCAGAAGATCTACTACTATTCGGTTCGTCCGGATGCCATGGATATTCATGATGTTTATGAAGAGTCTCCCGACAAGGTCTTTGATCCGCCCGTAGAGATTGAAGCAAGGGTTGACTACAAACCCGAAGAGAATCGAATCAATCGGTTTGGTGCTGAGGAATTCTACACCATCGAGGTCTACCTGCATTATCGTGATTTGCTGGACCGAGGAATCGAAACGAAGGTTGGCGATTATTTCTCATATGATGTTACTTTCTTCGAAGTCATTCAACATCAGCTCGATGCGTCTATTTATGGACAGATAGAACATGTGATGGGAGTCAAGCTAATGGGTCGCCAAGCTAGAAAGGGTCAAATGTCGAAAGATCCACATGGCCCCACATTTGAGGAATACACTGATACGGATGCTGTACAGGAAACCTTCGTTCAACAACGTGGGTTCGATGAGAACAAGCTGGGTGATACTGGCGATGTTCGATCCCTCCAGAAGAAGGGCGTCCTGACAGCTCCCATATCGGGACCCGCTGAGGTTTCTCCCGAAGGTGATGACACAGAAGCCGGATCTTCTTTTTACGATGAGAGTTAGTCATGACAATCCGTGAACAACTTGAAGCCTCCCGACCTGGTAACCCACCTTTGGCCGGAGAGAATGCAACAGACATCATCCTGGAGCTTCCTAGCTGTACTATAGAAGATATCGACAGGGCCATATTTGAACTGTTCGATAAGTCAATGCCATTGACATATTCTTACAAAAAGGAGCCGAAGAAGATTCCCGTGGTTTTTGCCGCCGGCGAACGATTTGCATTGATTGCCAGGAAAAAACCTTTGCGCGACAAAGCCGGAGCCCTCATTCTTCCCGTCATCTCGATTATGAGATCGGGCCTGTCGCAGGACAACGAAATGGGCTTGTCGTCCAACTCCATCTCTCCGCATATCATTAAGCGTCGCCTGTCGAAAAAAGACCCACGATACCAACAATGGCTCAACAAGATGGGTCTTAAAAATTCTGACGACCTCGCCACAGATGAGGCGTTTCTAAATAGTGGTGGCGGACAACCCACAGGCGGTGCACCCCTGTCAGGAGCCAAGGCTGGAAGGATTGCAACTCGACGAAGCGGCTCTCCGTCAAATTCAAAGATCCGGGAAGGAAACCTCCTTGATGCATCAAAAAACAACAACATTTATGAAGTGATTGAAATGCCACCGCCGGCATTTGTGACAGCAACATACGAAATCACAGTTTGGGCGCAGTATGTGGTACAAATGAACGACATCATCATGACCATCATGACCAATGCCCAGAATTATGACCAGAGAACTTTTCGAATAGAGTCACAGAAGGGATACACATTTGTAGCTTACATGGAGTCTGGATTCGATCCCAGCAATAACTTTGAAGACTTTTCGGATGATGAGAGAATAATCAAGACATCCTTCACGATGAAGGTTCCAGGCTACTTGCTTGGAGAGACATATCCGGGATCGCCATCTAGGCTTCGATCTGTACTATCGAGCCCACAACTATCTTTTGAGATGGATTTCGTTTCCTTGCAGATTTTGGATGCAATCGAAGTTGGGATCCCAAGTGGAAATCCCGCCGACTATGGAGATGATGATCGACATGTTCATGCACCTCTTCCCGGACAGGCCATCGCCGGACAGTCATCTATTTCAAAAAGTGATCCTCGAACCCCCGGACGCCTATCGTCCGACAAAAATGACAGCGCTATGATCGGTGGCGCCGTAAACGATATTCGTGAAAACACTGTTGAGAAAATTATCGATCCATTTACCGGAAAAACCATTCGAAAAATAGGTGTAGTGAAAACCAGAACCAACAGAAGCGGCGAGACTATTTATCGAGAAGTTTTTTAAGTCATGGTACTTTGATTTTTGATCGATACTTAGAGAAGACGCTTTATGAGTTCGTGAAGCACAGGAGAAAATATGGCTGAGCAAACATTTAGATCACCGGGCTTTTTTGACCAGGAAATTGATCTGTCAGGCGCACAGGTGTCCTCGACAGGAATTCCAGCAGGCGTTATTGGAACTTCTGAGAAAGGTCCAGCATTTGTTCCCGTAACAGTCGGATCATTTGCAGATTTCCAGACAAGATTTGGAACACTCGATTCAAAACGCTTTGGCCCATACGCAGTCAAGGAATGGCTTAAGAATAGAACGGCCTCGACTTATGTTCGACTTCTTGGCGCCGGATCAAACGAAACTAGCACCGATATTGCCACAACCCGAGCATGGGATACGGTCAAGAATGCAGGATTCGTGATCACGGGCAGCGTCTCAGATGATGCAACTCGTGGTGGCGATCAAGGATATGTCCAGCTTATTGTTGGAAGGCATGCTGCTGTAGCTGAAGAAGTTGCTGGCTTCCCGATCTTCACTGATAACTCGAGCATCTCAGACGCATCAGCGATGTATCTGGTTCGCGGCGCCGTTTTGATGGCGACAGGAACACGAATGATGGTGATGGATCACACAAGTTCGTACAGCGCCCAGGAAGACGGTGGATTTAACGCGGCAACGGTGGGTTCAATTGCAAATAGTCCACTAACGCAGACGAAGTATTTCAAGCTGATTATCAGTTCGTCATCCGGACAAACATGGGCATACAACGAAAACCAGGCTGGAATCCGAATTCTGACTGCTTCGTTAGATCCCAGTGACAATAACTACATCTCAAAGATTCTCAACACTGATCCACTAAGATTCCAGGCTGAGGAGCACTTGCTTTACCTGGACTTTGCCGTGGAGCATGAGCTGGCACCGATCGTATCCGACACAGTTCCAACTGTGGCCCTTGTATCCGGATCGGCAGCAACACAAGCAAGCTCTGTTGCGTTCCGAGATCTGTATGGACGTTTTGATACGAGGTACACAACTCCCAGAACAACGAATTTCATTTCGCAGCCATTTGGTCAAGCCGAATTCAATCTCTTCTATTTTGAGGGGCTGGATGATGGTGCCTACGCTAATGAGAAATTCAAGGTTTCGATTGCTGGACTGAAGGCCAGCACGAATGAAAAGCAGCCTTTCGGAACATTTGAGGTTCAAGTACGGGCATTTGAAGACGGTGATAAGAATTCGGCGATCCTTGAGAGATATCCAAACTGCTCGCTAGATCCGACGTCAGATCGATATGTTGCCAACTTGATTGGAGACAACAAGGTTCGATTTGATTGGGACCAGGAAGCAGCCAGTGAGCGTCGACTTGTGATCACCGGAAAATATCCGAACGTCTCGCAAAGAGTTCGAATCGTAATGAACGAGCAGGTTGATACCGGCCAGATTCCAAAAACAGCTCTCCCGTTTGGTTTCCGAGGAATTCCAATCCTCAAGACAACTGACACGCTGACCGATAGCACAACAGCTCTATCCGGAACAAACGGAGAAGGCCTGGGTAATCTCACGCTTAATCGTCTTGCATTGTATCAATCAGCATCGTCTGTTGCATCAACAACTGGATCGATCGTTCCGCCGCTTCCCTACCGCATCAAGGTAACTAAGGGAACCATGGAAACATCGCCAAACTTCCTGGGACATCCTGGCGCCAATGAAAGAGTTGACGGCAGTTACTACTGGGGCGTCAAGACGAGTCCAGTTCCTTTGTCATCTAGCAACAATACTACGCTGGGTGTGGCAAATGCTGCATTGCGATCTAATGATGGATCTGGAATCAACTCACTGGTTCGAACTTACACAAAGTTCCAGGGCGTCGAAAAAATGGACAACCTGGTTACCGGAACAGCGACTGATTACTTCAATGACAACAAGTTCACTCTTGCAAGGGTAGCTCTATTCAATGCAGCAACAACTCTGGCGAATGTTATCACGGAGGTTACCGGAACGGCAAATGAGCACATGCTAGAAGCCGCCTATGTTAGAGACGGACGACCCGATCCGTCAACATACGTTGTTACTGACGGAACCCGAGCCGATCGAATTACAATGGCTTCGCTGGTTGCTACATCATCGGCGCTATTCAATCGATTCACTGACTTCAACAAGTTCACCAACATTTTCTTTGGTGGATTTGACGGCGTCAATATTCTTGATGAGGATCAAAACTATTTCAACGATAGGGCGCTTTCTCAGGATACGGGCGGCAAAGCAGTTGCTAGTCCAAATATCGGACTGACGAATTCAACTACGGCAGGCACCGGTCTTGCTAACAACAATATCGCGTCAATTCGAAGTGCTATCGACATCATCACTGATCCCATGTCATCAAGAATCAATATCTTGGCGATACCGGGTGCAAGGGAGCCGTTTGTTACAGATCATGCATCAGATTCGGTCAAGGATTACGGCTTGGCATTGTACTTGATGGATCTAGTTGAATACGACAAAGATTCAACTCGTCTGTATGATGACTCAACGTCAAGATCAAGTGTTGACAAAACAATCTCGTCATTTGAATCACGCGCAATCGACAATAACTACACGGCGGCATACTTCCCAGATGTTTCAATTGTTGATACCGAAAACAACCGAGTTGTCCAGGTTCCGCCGTCAGTGGCAGCACTGGGCGCTCTGGGATTCAATGACAAAACGCAGCAGGTTTGGTTCGCACCGGCCGGCTTCAGTCGTGGCTCACTTGATTTTGTCACCAATGTAGAGAATCGACTTTCGGCCAATGACCGAGATTCGCTTTACGATGCCAAGATCAATCCGATCGCAACGTTCCCGAGATCTGGTTTTGTAATCTTTGGGCAGAAAACTTTGCAAGTTGCACAGACTGCTCTCAACAGAATCAATGCACGAAGAATGCTAATTGACGTCAAGCGTCGAATTATCAACATTGCTCGTCGTCTGGTCTTTGAGCAAAACAACGCCGAAACACGAGCAAGGTTCGTGTCACAGGCAATCCTAGAGCTAACTTATGTTCAGGCTCGACAGGGAATTGATGCATTCAAGGTTACTTGCGATGATTCGAACAATCCAGCCTCGCAGATTGAACAAAACAGGCTTGCTGGACGAGTTCAAGTGGTCCCAACTCGGGCCATTGAGTTCATCGCTGTTGACTTTGTCATCACCAACAGTGGTGTTAGCTTTGAGTAAGATAATAAGTAAGAGAAAGAGGTAGGAGAAAAAATGGCAGAATCAACTTTTCCAATTAGTCCCGGTGTGGTAGCTCAGGAAACCGACCTTTCCGGACCAACGAAGGTTTTTCCTTCGGGAATTCCGGCTGGTGTGGTGGGAACGTCTGTTCGAGGCCCGGCATTCGTTCCGGTGACAGTTGCAACATTCCAGGATTTCATATCAATATTTGGCAATAGTGATGGAACCAAGTTTGGTCCAATTGCTATGCGCGCATGGCTTCGAAAAGCAGGAGCAGGAACGTTTGTTCGAGTTCTTGGCGCCGGAGATGGAACAGCCCGAACAGCGGCTGGCAACAATCAAGGCAAGGTCACTCGAGCTGGATTCGTTGTTGGAGATCAGCTTCCTCAAGCAAACGGAAATGTCGGTGCGAATGCAAAGGCAGGATCGACGGCCACAGGCGGAATTTTGGGTAGAACCTATATGCTTGCGGCTTTCATGTCGGAGACAAACGGATCGACATATTTGAGTGAAGCAGGAATCCAGACAGGATCTTCGGCACATCCGATTCTTCGTGGTGTGCTAATGGCACCGTCAGGCGTCGCACTAGGGCTGAGTCATTCCCTAGATCTAAACGGAAATATGGTTCCAGATACAGATTCAGCAGCGTTTGCCGATTTTGGTACCGGCGCTGCAGAAAATGCTGGCGGAAACATCGGAAATGTCAATCTTGCGTCTTCCAAGCAAGAATTCGTTTTGCTTCTAAACGGCCTCAAGAACGCCGGCGAATACAAGAACATTATCACAGCATCGTTTGATCCGAGTGTCGGCAACTACTTTGTCAATGAACTCAACAAGGATCCAGAAAAAATCGAAGATGCAGGGCACCTTCTTTACACACACTACGATGTTGATCCGAATCTGGCAGTTTTGACCGGAACCGGAGTTACAAATTCGACGGTTTGGATTGCAAATAATGAGCCTTTGGCTCTGCTTTTGACATCATCGTTAGCACGAAATGTGGGATCGGCAACGTCGGCGTCAGCAATTGGTATTCCGAGCTTTGAGAACTTTGAGGATCGATTCGAAACTGCATTCAGTCCATATGTGATTTCGCAGGTGTTCGGTGGATCCAACAAGAACTTGTTCAAATTCTACACACTTTCCGATGGCCAGATTGGCGCAGGAGAGTTCAAGATTACAATTGCCAACATCAAGGCATCAGCCAAGGCAAACAACAAGTTTGGAACATTCGATGTTCTGGTTCGAAAGATAACTGACAACGATCTCAATCCCATGGTTTTGGAGTCATTTCACGGACTGAGCCTGGATCCCACGTCAAACAATTTCATCGCCAAGAGAATCGGTGATCAATACACATACTTTGATTTCGACGCAGCCTCGGGTAGCAAAAAGATCGTGGTGTCAGGCGACTACTCAAACGTTTCAAACTTCGTAAGAGTGCAGTTGAGTTCTGATCTTAAAAACGGTCGACTGGATCAAACATCTCTTCCGACGGGTTTCCGCGGTATGTATCACTTGGTTACATCCGGAACCACTCCGGTTGGTGGTGGATCAATACTAACAGGAAGCTTCGCTACTCTTTCCGGCTCAGTGTCGGGAGGCATCGACTCTACTTCGTTGCAAAAAGTTGTGCAGCCGCCAATTCCAATGAGATCCTCAATTGCAGTAGGCGTCGGACTCAAGAAAACAGCAAAGGTTTCATTCACGTGGGGGGTTCAATTCGAAGTAAAGACAGACGTTTCGAGACCCAACAAGAATGAGAAGATTGATTCATCGATATTGTCGTTTACCCGATACTTCCCGAAATTCCACACCAGCTGGGAAAACCCGGTGGTGGGAGACAATGAAGGAACAGCAGATATTGGTGGGTGTATTCTGGATGCTGATCGATTCAATAACAATTTCTTCACCCTGGAAAGAGTGCAAGTAATTACCGGATCGACTGATCGACCGGATCCGGATCAATGGCAAGCAGCAGTGTACCGAAGAAACGGAATACAGACTGGTTCCCTGGACAACAAGGCAACAAACACAGTAACAAATGTTCGTTTCCTGGATGCCACCAAGGATTTCGCCCACGTTCCGACTCAAAAGTACTTGAAGTTCACATTCCCGCTGCAAGGCGGATTTGATGGAGTCAATATTTTCGATTCTAACAAAAAAGCACTCAGTGATGTTGCTGTTCGTCGAGAGATGGATGATTCATCAAATCAGGGTGGAAAAGATGGGCCAACCGTATCTGCATATCGCAGGGCTGTTGATGTGATGGAAGCCAAGCAAGATGTTGACATTCAGCTTCTAGCTATTCCGGGCATTCGTCATCCTTCTGTAACTGATTATACCGTTGAGTCTGTCGAAAGACGATTCGATGCTCTTTACATCATGGATATTGAGCAGCGCGACAATGTTAACGCATATGTCACCTCGTCAAATCAGATAATCAGCGTGGTTAACACAACCAACACTTTCCAGTCAAGGGCAGTTGATTCATCCTTCGCAGCGGCATACTTCCCGGATGTTATGATTCGTGACGGCGCCGTGTCGGCAAACTCGAAAGCTCCAATTGTCGTGGTTCCACCCTCGGCCGTTGTTTTGGGTGCCATGGCCCTTAATGATGCGATTGGTCATCCTTGGTTTGCACCGGCAGGTGTTGCACGTGGTGCCCTACCAGGCGCAACCAATTCTAAGGTTTTCCTCATGCAGCAAAACCTTGATGATCTATACAGTGTTGATATTAATCCGATCGTTAGCGATGCGAAAACAGGTGTGACCATTCAGGGACAGAAAACCTTGTTGGCAGCCCAAAGTGCTCTGGATCGTGTCAATGTCCGTCGACTGCTAATTGATATTCGACGTAAGGTTCGAAACGTGGCCAGAACATTCCTGTTCGAGCCCAATCAGGCATCCACGGTTGCAGCCTTCAGTGCACAGGTACGTCCAATTCTGGCTTCTGTTCAATCACAGGGTGGTCTGGATCGGTTCAAAGTCAAGATTGATGCATCAACCACAACCCAGGCTGATGTGGAGAATAATACCATTCGTGGTCGCATTTACTTGCAGCCCACCAGGTCAGTTGAGTTCGTTTCGATCGACTTCGTGGTTAGCAACGAAATCTAGGAGAATAGATGAAGATCACACGCAAGCAGTTACGAAAAATCGTTAGTGAGGCCAAGAAAGGCCTATTGTCAGAAATGAATCCGGATGGCACAATTTCTGATGATGAGGATGATCAAAGAGATGATCTTTTGACACATGTTGAAATGCAAATGCAGGAATTGATTCAACACATAAATGAAGAATCTGATCGTATTGGTGGAAGTTTCAGGTCACCTGGGATCCGCGCTGCAGCATTTAGATTAATGCGCGAGCTGGTTCAGCAAGGGCGATACTACAAAAGGAAGTAAAATGAAGATCACGCGCAAACAACTGAAAAGAATCGTAGAGCAGTACGGTTATGGTAGTAGTGTAGAGACCGGTTCTGGCTTGATTGAGTTTGCAAAGGCATACGCCGGCCTAGGGTCGGCAGTTCAAGAACAAGTTGATGCTGTTGTCGCGGCATATAACAACAGCGGCGGATCAGGAAGTCTGGAATTTGAGAATGTTGTTGCAGGGCAAAATACCAATGCCCTTGAGCTTGCACAAAGAAACCTATCAAGCTCAGCACGATGGCTTGGTGAAGAAGGCGAAAGCATTTTGGAAGCACTTGAGGCAGCGCTAGGAAGTTATAGATGAAAATCACGCGTAAACAGCTAAGAAGAGTTATTCAAGAGGTAATGTCTCCTGGCACGGCAAGTCTTGAAAGCCGACTGTTGAATGTATGGGATAACGTTAGAGCTGACACAATGGAAGCTCTGGGCGGACAAGCTACATGGCAGGATATTGCGGACGAGGTGATGGCGGTTGGCGATTCTTTCGATCCCGAGATGATGGGTCAAATTAATGCGATGGATAGCTGGGCCCAAGACCGCCTGTTCAAGAAGGTTTTTGGCGCAGGAAGTAGGTACTAATGAAAATCACCAAGCGACAACTAAGAAAATTAATTCAAGAGCAAAGCTGGGATGAGATGATGGCAGATCCCAACAATCCAGATGAAACTCACTGGGAAGATTCCAATCCGGATGATTCCAACCCAGCAGCTTCCCTGGGACAAGAAGATCACTGGGATCGTCTC